GTCCCATACCGAAATCCCCCGAGGTCATGGGAAGACCGAACAATCCGCATACCGAGTAGCCTGGGAGATAGGGCGCAATCCCAACATCAGAGTAAAGTACGTACAGCAGAGCGACCGGGAATCCCGCAAAACTTCTGCAACCATTCGGGATATCATTGAGTCCGAACGCTACCACATCGTATTCCCCGACATAGAGCCAGACGAACGCGAATGGGGCAAAGAAGCATTCTCAGTGAAGCGTACAAGAATCGGACGCGATCCTACGGTTGAAGCAAGTGGAATTTTCGGCAGGGCGGGGGGTAGGTGGGATCTGCTTATAGGGGACGATGTGTGTGATGAGAAGAACACCCTACAACAACCATCCCTTCGAGAGCAAGTAAAAAGGGCCTGGGCCAACACATGGGGTCCTATGGCAGACGTGACAAGGGATTCTCCGCCACGGATATGGACCGTAGGCACACCGTGGCACCTTGACGATATCACTGCGGACTGGAGGCGCTACCATGAAAAACAGGGATCTCTACTCCGCCGGCCTTCTGTCGGATATCAATCTCCCTGGCCGGAGCATTTCACGGAAGAAAGAGCAAGAGAATTTGAAGCCAAATACGGACCAATAGCCTATGCAAGGGCCTACAAGCTTGAACCGGTATCGGACGATATCGCGGTCATCAAGAAAGAGTGGATCCGGTTCTGGAAAGGAGATTTGCCTTCAGGGAATCAATATCGAATCATGGCCGTGGATCCGGCGATTTCCAAGAGCAGCAAGGCGGATTATTCTGCTGTGGTTGAAGCTGTGTATATTGTGCCGAATTTGTACGTGACTGGGCTGTACCGGAACCGATGGAGTTTCCCCGAACTATTGAACGTCATCCGGCGGAGATACGCCGAATTCCAGCCTAACATCATTGCGGTGGAATCGGTGTCATTCCAGCAGGCCATAGGCGAGCAGTTACTTACCGAATTCGCCTACCCCATCAGACCGTGCAAGGGCAAGGAAATCGGCAACAAACGCTACCATGCTGAATGGTTAGGTACTCATTTTCATAACGGGAAAATCTTCTTGCCTGGGGATGAGCTGGGTGGTATAAGGTCCGATATGGAAATCCTCTATTCAGAGCTGACGGCATTCCCCGCAGCGGCCCACGATGATACTTTGGATGCCTTGTTCTATGCGGGGCAGATGGCGTTGAAGTCGCCGCATAGCATGCCTAGATCAAGAAGTCTGGACGAAATCAGAAGAGAATTGGAGAAGAAAGAATGAGACTTGGAAAGATCATGGTTTTCATGGCGGTACTTTGTGTGCTGCTGCCGTTCCTGATTCCGCTTGGTGCGGTAACGGCTATTTGGTTTTATGCTACATCGTTGCTGGTGAAGCTAGGCAGATGGGCGCAGGAGGACGATCTGGACAAGGTGGTGAATGCGATGCGGGAGGATGCAGATGGATAAGTTGAGGATGGAAGACGTGCAGGTTGATACCTATACGAATTCCTCTCCGATTGTTCACATGAGATTGACGCACCTCCCGACGGGAACAACCGTCAAGGGAGGTGGGCGATCTCACCACCGCCTCCGTAAGAAATTGATGGCGGAGTTAATCATGAAATTGGAGGAAAACGATGGATAGCCTCATCAAGCGCCTGCGGGAGGCGGCGGAGAGGGCAACGGGAGGGGAGTGGATGTGGACTGCCGAGGGGATGGATGCCTATCCACCGGGGGACAAGAGGTGGGCGGATTTCTTCTGTTTGGGGAAAGACGATGATCCTATCATGCGCTTTCCCGATGAGTGGGACATTGAAGGGCCCGAAGCAGAAGTCCGTGACCACATCGCCCTCTGCTCCCCCGAGAACATCCTCGCCCTGTGCGAGAGAATCGAACGCACGGAGGACCGTTTACGCAAAATCCTCCAACTAGCAGTTGAACAGAAAACCAATCCCATGGTTATCCATTCGCTAGCTATGCAGGCCCTGTCGGAGAAGACATGCCCGCCGAAGAAATGCACATAGACGTGACGTTTGAATCAGAATGGTTCCCAGGCAACGGGAAGCCATGCGACATCTGCGGCGAGATCATGCTTACAGATTCATTCCGTCTTATAGCATTTGTAGGCGGGCTGAGAATGGCGCACTGGAGCAAGTGGATTTGCAGCCAGTGCATGCGGTTTTTTAAGGACGATTGAATGAAGATGTCCACGACGCGAGACCCATTGGCCGTGTTCATATACCTTCTAGCTGATTCCCACCTACCGTTAGGCAGGATTATAGGACTTGCACGGAGGGCCCGAACGATCATGAAGATGGGCGACGGGCAAACCAGTTTAGAGAATCCGCTTATAGCGCAGGTGGTGGGAGACATAGCGACTTACCTGAGAGGAGAGGGGCCATGAGCATTTGTTGGTTTTGTCACTGGGGCTGGCCCAAGCCGATTTATGATATCTACAAAGAGGCATTGGATGCGCTCGGGGGTGTTGATTGGTGTCTCGTAGCAGGGCCGTCTCATGTAGTTTGGTCAGATGAGAATTTCGATCTTGCCCAATCATGCTTAGACGACTTTGACGAGGATGCGCGGCGCTATTTGCCAGATGCAACCAAGGAGGAGTTGAATATCGTTCGGAAGTCTCTTGAGAAATTGCTAGCTGTGGATGACAAGTATAAAGACTGGCCAGAGGAATATGATGGCGAAAGCCCGCAGAACTTCCCCCCGCCCGATGATTGGGAGATGGTGAAGCCATGAAAAGTCCATGGTTGCCCCAGGTGGCCGATGCTGGTTGTATTTGTCGCAAGTGCAAGGGGCAAATGAGGCGGGTTGATAGATCGATCCATCTGATATGCGAGCCGCCGCAAGTGTGGGTCAAGTGGAGATGTGAATGTGGCTACTGGATTGAATTGCGGTGGGAGGATGAATGGGGCACAGGTGGCGATGCGTGGCTAACCGTGACTGTCAAGGGGGAGGGGCCGTGATTGATCTTCTCGGCTGGATCGGCGCTTTCTGCCTCGCCATGTGCGGACTGCCTCAACTCATCAAACTGCTCCGCACCAAGCGGGCCCGGGATCTTTCCCTGTTCTTTCTCGCCATGTGGGCCGCAGGAGAAATTTGCTTTCTTACCTACATAGCATTCCGCACCCCAACTGCGCCGCTGATAGCAAACGCGACATGGAGCCTAGTTCTGAGCATAGCGATACTCTGTTTGGCTATTGCATGGAAGGATACAAGGTGAAAGAAAAGCAACCATCCACCAAGGGCGATATGTCAATTCGGGAATCCCCGTCCCCTGCAGGAACCCGCCACAGGCTCCTGGAATGCCCCAGATGCGGTAAGCGCAGATGGGACTATCGCCCAGCCAGCGAGCCCTTCTGGGGATTCTTTTGCCTTTGCACCATGTACGGGGTCCGCATGGAGGTAATCAAGTCTCAGAACTTTTAGGTCACCCATGCCCTAAGAAAACTAACGCATACCCAACTTCGCCTGTCTAATAGGGCAAGAACGTTCTTATAGGATCGTATCTTGCCCGAGTGGAACAGTAGAATACAGACCAACCGTTTTGCCACCGATGGCGGAAACGGGAAAGAAGAAAACGCCGCAGGGGTGTATAAATCCTTTGTGCGTTATTTCGGCCAGCTCCTCACCATGGCCGAATTCTTCGCCCCCACCCGCCGCAAGTTCTCTACCTCTGAACCCCTGGTTGATTCATTCCAGCAAATCGCCGCAGTGTATGCCTGCGCCGAAGCGAGAGCACGGCCCCTGGCTTCATGCCCCCTCAAGGTCTATGAACGCAAGTCAGTCAACGGGGTGGAGGTGCTCGAGGAGGTGCTTGAGCATCCGCTGGTCGAAATGGTGAGCGTCCCCAATCCGATCATGAGCAGGTATCAGTTCGTGGAAGCCTGGGAGCTGTCCGCAATTCTCGGCGGGGAATGTTTCTACTTCCTGGATCGGAACGGATTCACCGATGTGCCAAAGGAAGTGTGGTTGCTTCCTCCGGGGCGGGTAGAGGAAATTACAGACTCGAAGGGCGTCCCGGTGGGCTGGGAGTACGATCCGGGAGGGGATAAACCGGTTGTCACATACGACCTCTGGCAGGTCATGCACGAAAAACTTTGGAATCCCAATAACTATGTGCGGGGCCTGTCGCCGTTAGTGCCTCTTGATATCGTGCTCCAAAGCGAATGGGCGGCGCTTCAATTCAACCACTTCTTCCTTGATCGAGGCTGCACCCCCTCCGGTCGCTACGAAATGGACGGATTCCTCACCGATGACATGGCGAAAATGGTCCTCGCCCAGCACAAGGACAAGTATGCGGGAGCCGAAAACACAGGCGAGACCATGATAGATGAGGGTGGGCTGAAGTGGAAACCCCACCCCATTCCGCAAAAAGACGCGCAATTCATGGAGCTTCGCACAAGAAATCTCAACGACATCATGATGGCGCTTGGCTGTAACCATGGGGCGCTAGGCTTGCCGGACACTAATTATGCCCAACTCAAGATCATGCTGAGGCATTTCTGGACCGCCACCCTCATCCCCCGTATCCGGGCCATGGAAGATGCCATGTGGAAAGACATCACTCGGCACGTGGATAACGGGAAGTACGAACTTCTATTTGACCTGAATGCCGTGGAAGCCTTGAGGGAGGACCTGGCCGACAAGGCTACCGCATCCAAAACGTACTGGGAGATGGGCGTCCCGTTCAAGGAAGTAAACCGCAACATGGATCTTGGGTTTGAGGAATTCGAGGGCTGGGAAGAATCGCATCCGAAGACGGGCCCTTCTGGCGGGGGGTTCGGGACACCGCCTGAAAAGGCCGCCCCTGTCGCCAAGGATGTCCCGGAGGAATTCGTGGATCCCCGTACCCCGGAAGATATCGAATATGCGGAGAAGTTCGAACGGGAAGTCACGAGGCCCCTCGAGAAGCGATTCGAAGCCAAGATGCGGCGGTTCTTCATCGAGCATCAAAGGGAGATGTTCGAGAAATTCAAGAAACAGACCGGATGGAAGGGCGCGTTTCTTCCCCCTAGATCGTGGCGGGCGGATATGCGGCTGGCCGGTTTGGACCTCCCCGATCTGATCGAATACGGGGAGAAGGCCAACGCCCCCAAGCCGGGGGCCGATTTCTCAAAATACGAATTCATGCCCCAGCGGTTTGAGCAGGAAAAGAAGCTGAAGAAATTCACCAAGCCTCTATACGAGGAGGCGTTACTGCAGGGCGCTGCTTTGCGTAGCGGAGAAATCGGCGGGGCGCAGGCCATTTCCGAGATCGACGAAGCCCTTGCCAGGTGGATCGAAAAGAACGGGTTGGACAAGGCCAAGGACATGGTGGGCACCCTGCAGGACCAACTAAAAAAGTCCCTAGCCGAAGGGTTGCGGGAAGGCGAAACCCTGGCGGAACTTGCAGCTCGGATCAAGCACATCCACAAGAGTGCTACAAATCGGTCCATGACGATAGCCCGTACCGAGGTGGGGCGGGCAGCCGAACACGGTGCATACGAGGAAGCGAAAGCCTCGGATGCAGTTGAGTCCCACAGGTGGATTACTGCCGGGGACGATGCAGTACGGCATGCTCATATCACCATGCACGGGCAGGAGCGGAAAATAGGCGAGAGGTTTGACGATGGGATGGGGAATTCACTACTTCACCCCCATGACCCAGATGCGCCAATCGGCACCGTAGCCAACTGCCGGTGCGTGCTGGAACCCATCCTAAAGGAGGAATGACATGGAAACCAAGTGGCTCACGGTAAATGTGAAATCCGTGGACAAGGACGCCCGCACAATCGAGGGCATGGCTTCCGTCAAGTCCGTGGATTACGAGGGCGAGGTCATTCTCCCGTCAGCATGGCGGTCAAGCCTTGCTATGTGGAAAAGCGTTGGTAGCAGGCCGAAGTTTCTGGCCTACCACCAGCATAGGCTTATGGACGGTCATTCCCCTGTGCTTGGGAAGATTCTCAAGATGAAGGTGGAGCCCGAGGGGCTTTCCTTCAAGGCGCAGTTTGCCGAGACCGATCTCGGGGAAGAGCACCTTGAGCTCTACCACATGGGGGCGATGGATGCGTTTTCCGTGGGGTTTGTGCCGCAGGAGCGCGAGAGGGACCCGGAGAAGATCGCGAAGATCCTGAAGCGAAATAATGTGAAGGCGGACGATGCCAACCCCGTCACGACGGTAACCACCAAGGCGCATATCCTGGAAGTGAGTGCGGTGGTGGTGGGCATGAATATCGGGGCGCTGGTGAGCCAGAGCGCAGAAGGATGCGAGCTGGCCGTGAAGGCGCTGAAGAGGCTGGAGGAAATGGCGAAGATTATGCCCCATGAAAACAGGGCTGCGCCCCTTATCACCAGTGAGGCAATAAGCGTTTATGGGCCAGCCGAGGAATTGGAGCAAGAATCCGAGTTCGATTTCGAAGCAACCAAGGACGTGGAGCCGATTGATGAACTCGGCCCCGAAGAAGAACCCACCCCCACAGAAGGCACCGAAACGGTTGAACCGGACGCCCCAGCCGAAGAACCCGAAGCCCCTGAAGAGAAGGACACCGAGGAAGCTGATATGGGGGCCATCCTCAGAGACCTCATTGATTGCCTCAAGGGTCTCGGGGCAAGCGTGGGAGAAATCCAGGAACAGATCAAAACCATACGTGAAGAAATCGCGGCAGCGTCTGCACCGCCTGCGCAGCCAAGCGCTGACGCC